CTGCGGTAGAGTTTTGCCGAATACGGCTTATCAGACTCGTCCAAGCGAGCACCCCTATCGTTAAACAGGAGCCCTGGCTTAGACTTAGCAGCTTGGAGGAAGAACTTCATGAGAGCGGGATAGCCCTCAAGAGGATCTTTCACCTTGGCTGGTGACGATACCCAGACCTTTGTTTTCCAGGTCTGAACATCGTTATCCCACTTCTTCCGGCCATACATGTGCATGGCACGGTACTTGAAGTGGAGACAGCCAAGGCCGTCACCGAGAGGTAACGGGCCAAGTAGCGAAGTCAGATAATGGCGCAAGAAGTCCGACGCCAGCCACCAACCCTTTTCGAAGAGTTGATCGCTGGTCGCAACCAATGCCTGAATAGAAGAGGCATCCCGGCGGGAAACCGGGAAAGGTTGCCGGAGATAGACGGGTTTAACGTCTACTCCATCGAACCAATCTGCGCCGCATGACTCCCTGAACTTTCCTTGGTGAAAGGACTTGCTCAGGTTTACCCGAAGCCCGAAGGCCTCGAGAAGAGTCATGGTCGTATCGACGTGCTTGGCGCGACAGACGATGTCGTCGCCAAACACAGTGATTGCGCCTCTCCGTAGGCACGACCAGATTTGCTCCGGCCGTAAACACGAAGGAGACACATGACCACAGTCCCAAAGCTCTGCAGTCAAGACTATCTGTAGGAACAGCATCGTCTCAACCGGAAAGCATGTTGCTGACCCCATAGAGGCAAATTTCTCGAGCCGGAATAGTTCTTTCCGACCTGGGACCTTTGCGTATGGAGTCCTCGAAACGAACAAACCTTCCCGTAGATTGGGGAGAGATTTGAACATTCGAGCGACGTGCCAACGATGTACGCGATCGCTAGCCTCCGAGAGATCGAGCGTGGCCAAACCATGGCCAAGGCTACCCCTGAGGGCGGCCTCTTGATTTCTCGACTGATCCCGGAACCCAATGACCTTGCTAAGCACAGGGTGTGCATCAACAAGATCATACATCCTTTGCATTATCGCTTGCTGGACATACTGCATCGCAGTATGCTCAACGGCGATAATACGAGGTTTCTTGGGTGTCTTGGGGACTGCAGTGACCTTGACATAAGGCTCACAATCCGTGACGGCGACCTGGTCTAGGGAGCACTCTGCTCCCAAGTTTGGAACCAGGTAAGAACTCGATGGAAAGATTCTGTCGAGACGCCGAAACCATACAGGTGCGCTATACTTAGCGTTGCCCATATGACCGTCAGCAGTAGCACCGCTACCATGACGTGGGTGTAAGGTCGCATTCGCGATCTCCTCATCCAAGGGTTGTAGAGCTCCGCTCCACAGCACATCACCGATATAGCCGAAGAGTTCCCAGATCATAGATCTGCGGAATCCTTTGGCTTTGGCCTTCTTGGCCCAGCCGACAAGTTCCTCGTCGGTTGCGATGTATTGCTGAAAAGCTTCGTCGTAAGCCTCAGGTCGGCAGGGTACTTCTATCTTCTTGAAGCACCTGACGATCTGGCGGATTGCAAGGATGCAATCCACGCAAGGCTCATCTAGGAGCAGGAGTGTTTTCGGGTCAAAGATACCCTCCCATAACGGGCGTAGGAATGCCGGGTAGAACCCCGACGTCCGCCAGCCCATTGGGACACTTTGCAACATGCCTTGTTCGAGGCTAGACGTAAGATACTCGTCTAGCACCGGCATGGTTGAGAAAAGAAAGGAAAGACCTTCCCCTTCTACCCTCCTTTGCAGAGTCATGATGTCTCTGCTAAGGTCTCTACCGCAACGGAGTCCCGCGTCTAAGACAAGGGCCTCCAGCAGGAGGAGTTCAGGTAGACCCTCGCGGGTCAGCTTTAGGCTTTTCATGCTTCCGTCCTTTCATAAGGTTCGGTGTTGCATCCAAGAGAGCTCAGATCGAATAGCGGGCGGTTTCCCGCCCGCTACCCTGTAGTCAAGCTGTGGTTTACCTCTCACCGTCGAGAAGACGGGCGAGGAGACCACCATCAGTCGTGTTGGACAGAAGATGTGCCAACCGACGGATGTTGAACTCGGCTTGAGCATGAGTGACCATCGGCCCAGAAATGCTTACGGTAACGAGGGTGTCTCCTTCGAGAGCACCATCAGCCTTAGCATGCTGGACCGAGCGTCCGCTCATCACGTACCGCGTGTTACCGGCGTTGGGGTAGACGGCGCTCCGGATGGTGTTAACCCATTCAGAATTGACGTCCGAGCCCTCGGCACGGTAATCACGATATTCGTTGGCGTTACCGCCAACCCAGGCCAAATCCGATGCAGCACCTGCTGAGGTGATGACATCAGCCAACTTGACTGGAAGGGGATCTGAGAACATCTCTCACTCCATGTTGTCGCACCTGAGGTAGCCTCAGATACGAGAGGCTGCTAAAGAAGCAGCAATAAAGCCACGAAAGGTGTTGATGGATTCGGCAGAGATGCCGATACTGCTCCAAAGGAACGGCTCACGCCGTTTTACGGTAAACTTACCGTAGCCCTTTGGATACATCCATCGTCGTTCCGAGCCGTAAACAAGCTCTAAACGCCCGGTGACCTTGCGATCAAAGGACGTCTCATGCATAGTGCATGGGAACTTCCATTGGTACAACGTGTGATCCATCGCGTTTGCGACAAATGCACCCGCTGACGTGAACCAATCGGCCATCCAAGAGTACGGTGCCAGTTCATACAGCACCTTACCCGAGGGTGGACCGCCCAGAAGTTTATCCCTGAGATAATCATACCTTTCAGGTTTGGTCATCTTCGGGAGCTTCAGGCGAATCCAAGTAGAAAACCATATCTTATCACGGATATGATCGACTATCTCGGCTTCGTTGGTTCCCATCCAAGTCTGCGCGATCTTAGGTGGAAACACGCCGTCAGAAACGGTAGTTGTGTTCACCCGATCGTCGTCCAAAAGGACGATCTCTCTGTGTATCCACTTTCCTTCGATCTCGTCTATCCGGGCGATAGCCCGGGAGATCGAACTCTCAAGGCGGTTTAACCGCTCAAGAGTCTCGAGGATAGGGTATACACCAAAAGCCAGGTATAAATTCTGTTCACCAGAACCTCGAATGAGGTCCCGGATCCGAGCTATTGCCTGGCGATCTGTCTTGGCAGCCGCACGAATGTGGCGAACCAAGCTTCCTAAACCAGTGACCAGCTGTTTCGCCTCGGCAAGTTCGCCGACGATAACAGGTAGGTCAAGTACTGGTTTGATGAGACGGGCCTTGTTAGCCCCCTTTGTACCCCAGGCACTCAAGTCCTGGACGGTCCAAAGGTCCCATGAGGAAGTAGAGAGAGCAGATGAGCTAACGCCTATCTCCCCAACGTAGCGAGTTGGCCAATTCGTGACTTCTATAGAGATTTTGTCACGAGTATAGCCTCCTTGCAC